ATATTAAAATTCCAAATTGTTTTCGGGTTCATTTATTATATAATTACAATCAGAAGGGTATTTTGAAGTCATTATTATTTTCCATTCATTTGTTAATTCTTCATTGTTATATTCTTTTTTTATAAATGATTTATTTCTATTTTTGTATTCTTCCCATTCTTTATAGCTATATATGGTATCAGGTATTGAAAATTCACTAGAAGAAACCATTTTCCATTCTTGAGAATCATTTTTTTTCATTATATATTATAAATAAAAATATAATATATAAAATTGAACGTTAAATCTCTCCAGCTATAAAAAATAAAAATGGATTCACAAGCCTCGCAATCACAAGTTGTAGGTGATGTTAATGTCAAAGATGATGAGGATATATGTTCTATTTGCTTTGAACCTCTTGACGAGGGTCCCACGCAAACTCTCGAATGCAATCATACATTTCATCGTTCATGTATGAAAGTCTTTCGAAAAAAAGGAGTATGTCAGAAGTGTCCGATGTGTCGGGGAGCATTACCACCTACTTCAGATATGATAGCCATGCAAGCGTGGAGTAGATTTAAACCACTTGAGAATCGTGCGTGGAATGATGGACCACTGACTCGTAGAGAGCGGGGACAGTTGAACGAGGCGGTGAGGTTATGGGAGGAGGCGGCGGAAGAAGATAATTTAAATGCTCAGTTTAATTTGGGTAGTCTATATTATTATGGTTATTTTTTGGAAAAAAACCACAATAAGGCGGCGGAGTGGTTCACCAAGGCATCCGAGTGTGGTCACTGTGCGTCTCAGCATTATTTGGGTTGTATGTACTATATGGGTCAAGGTGTGATACGGGACTTCAAGAAGGCGATTTATTGGATATCTAAATCAACCCAAAATGCAAACGTCTGGGAACATAGTAATATTATTAAAGAAAATAGTATTATACTGGGAAGAATGTATTATCATGGATATGGTGTCAGGGTGAATTACAAAAAAGCTTTTGAGTTGTATGAGAGGCGTGCGATTGTTGACAATAATCCAGAGGCTCAAGATGTTCTTGGCACCATGTTTTTAAATGGCTGGGGTGGCGTAAAGAAGAATTATAGAACAGCTTATAAATGGTTTAAAAAGGGGGCGAATAATGGAGATAGTAATGCTCAGTTTAATATGGGAGATATGTATCATAAAGGCAAATATGTTAAAAAGAACCATGTTAAAGCAATTAGGTGGTTCGAAAAAGCTCTCGAACAGGATCATGAGGAAGCTAAAAAACGGTTAGATAGGATAATCGCGAAGCAAAAAAAACAAACCAAAACAAATGTTGATTAATTTTAATATGTAAAATTGAACTTTAAATATCTCCAGATATAAAAATAAAGATGGAACATCAAGACTGGAAACCAGTTGTTCTAAGAAAGCCCGCACATCTCGTACCTGGTGCAAAAAAAAGTGGCGGGGGTGGTCCAAAGCCACCAAAAGAAGGGGATGAGTTTAAATTGCCAAAGATAGGAGCAAACTTAAAGGTTGCGATTATGCAGGCACGAGTTGCCAAGAAAATGAGTCAGAAGGATTTAGCTCAAAGGTTGGGAGTGCCACCAGATATTATAAATAAATATGAAACTGGAAAGATCGTTCCGAATAATAGTTTTATCGCAAAAATGGAGAAGACGCTTGGCGTTAAATTACCTCGTGCAATAAAACCAAAAAAATAAAATTGAAATAAATTGCGACGAATAAAGTATTTTAAAAGGATGACTACTTGGCATTTTCCCAAAGAGGTATGGATGACTATTAAGCGGTATGAAAATGATTTGATTTATCCAGAAAAACGTAAAAAAGATATGATAAAACAATTTATTTATCATTTGCATATGCCTTTTTCGTTAGGGGTGCATCAATACAAAAGCTTTGAGAATCAATATGATTTTTTAAAATACCGTAATGAGTCAACAAAACATTTATGGTATGTTTATCCAGATGAGTTAATGCGAATCAAAATAGAAAAGGTATTAAAGGAATGTAGAAAAATATATTATTAAATGAATATGGTAATTGATAATATAATATTAGGTTGGATATTGGTTCATGTATTGTTTTTTTTATTATTGAGATTTTTTAACATTTAATTTAAAATAATTAAATATATCTTTATTTTAAATAGTATGGCGAATCCTTTTTTAAAAGAGACATTTGTAGATATGATGGAGGAACTTTTTAAATTAAATGATAATAATATGGTTAACGTAGTGAATAAAATGGGTGAAATGGATAAAGAAAAAGAAAAGGTTCTTTATTATACATATGATTGTCTTTTGTGTTATATTACATGGAAACGATTAAATTCCGATACCGAATGTAGGGATTATATATTAAAATTAGAAGAACGAGTAAATATGAATTTAGATATTATAAAAACGTAGCATGTTTTGTTAACTATACATTTCTCTATATCTTCTTTGATGTATCGATTGTTCATCTTTCATTTTATTTATATCAAATCCTTTGCTGTTAAACAATTCCTTTAAATTTTCACATCTTGCTAAGAAGATCTCCGAGAGATCTTCTAATACATGTATTTTACATCCATTCAATTCAAACAAATGATACATATCAGCATTTTTTTCTACAATATACTTTATAACATAGAGTGGAATATGTATATTATGACAAGCTATATCTAAAGGTGATAATCGGTATCTACATCTTAGTTGGCCATATTCTGAGTTTAGGCTTTCTGGTGCAAGACGAATAATTTCTTTAAGATCGTAAAATGTATCATTTGTAAAAAAGGAATGAGTGCTATCAGCATACGGTAGATTACATTCTGTACATAGTAGATCTATAAGAATACTACTAATAGGTTCATTTCTTCTGTATTCATTTTCGTAGTAAGAGTATTTTTGAATGAGCAGATATAATTTACGTAAATCATTTTTATAATTATCTATAAAGGTATTCTCTTGATTTTTATTATAAAGAATAATCTTAAGATTTGCGTTATCGATAAAGTTATCTTTTATATTTTGATTGGTTATTGTTATGGATGATGGTAATTTTAAAAAGCCGTGTATCATGGCATGTATTACATCGGGTAATTCAATCATTTTGTTTATATAATTAAAGAAATGATTAATAATTCAATTTTTAAAAAAATTCATCATTATTTTCGTTATATATTTTTTCTTCCGTTATTCTATTTGCGATGTTGCATTTTATGAGTCTTAGTGTGACCACCCCTGTATAGTGGTTAAGTATTTGAAAAATTTTAAGTATTCCGCCAGATACACCGACGATTTCAAAAAAGGATGAAGTTTCTTTTGTTTTGTAGGCCCAGTAATCAGATAGTATGGAAGTTAATATGGAGTTAGTAATAATAAGGATCCACGTATAAGCCTTTGTAAAGGTTTCTTTTTTTTCTTCGCTTATTTCTATTATTGGAAGTTCTGCGGTATTTAAAAATAAATCTTCGTAGTATAGAGGTTTAGAATTACTAAATGTTACTAAAATAGGAAAGTTCCAATATAGTATTAACGACATAACAAATACTGTACTACTTGTATTTATAATTCGGTATTTTGGTATAAAAAGTATCCATAAAATAAACAAAAGTGGTAAGAAGCATCTTTTGATGTGTTTTTTTTGAAAATTAAAATAAAAACAATACATTTTGTATTATAAATATAATAAATTTTTTTACATTTACAATATAAAATTAAAGGGTTTAAAGAAAACAGCATGTAGTATAGTATAGTGATATGAGTAGTCAAGTGAGCTCTGGTGATCGATGCACAGGACAAGTGAAATGGTTTAACAATCGTGCCGGTTACGGTTTTGTAACAGCGACGAGTGGAGACAAGGAAGGTGAAGACATTTTTGTCCATCATACCATGATTCAGGTAGATAAGGAGCAATACAAGTATTTGGTTCAAGGTGAATATGTAGAATTTTCGGTTGTTCCTACAGAAGAAGGTGTAGAGCATGAATGCCAAGCAGGAGAAATTAAAGGTGTAAATTCGGGCAAGTTGATGTGTGAAACTCGTTTTGATAATCGTCGTCCTCGTCGCCCACGAGGTACAAATGATTCTGAAGGCAGTGATGACAGACTAGCCGAATCATCTGAAAGTACTGAACAAGAAGAACAACGTGATACGAATCGTCGTGGAGGAGGTGGTCCTCGTCAAGGAATGAGGCGAGGAGGACGTCGTCCAAATAACAGAGCTAAAAAGACTCAAGAACAAGCAGAAGAATCTTAAATAATATTATAATATATATTATAATAAATATAAATATAATATATATACAAATAAAAATATATATACAAATAAAAAATATATACAAATAAAAAATATATAAAATGTCTAATAATTTAAAATACTTATCTGTATATATATATAATGGGTAATATGTTGAGTGATTTTTTTGAAGAATGTATAGAAGCTTTAAAAATAAATCCATTACAAGAAAATATAAATAAAGATAAAAAAATAGATAGTGAAGAAAATATTAATTTATCTATAACAGATCGTTTTTTTGACGACGCTGAATATATTTATTAATACAAACCATCGGGCCAAAAGGTTCTAATTATCCAACGACTATAATGTCTACACGGACAAGTACACGTTGTACATGAATAGTCTTTCACCCCATCTCGTGTAAAGTTGCCTGCCCACATTTTTTCCCATGATAAGCTTTCTGGTTTATTTGTATTGTGTCTAATGCAACAATCACAATTAGATAGTATATTTATACTATGTTCTGGCTCAGAACAACATTCACTTACAACAAATGTATATGGAATAGAAAAGTCGCTGCCAATCGTATGTGTATCCTCTCTATACCATCTTTTATTTACATTACTATATTCATTTAAAATCGCAGCTTTACTAATCATATAAAGCATATCATTTGACATTCTTTCAACACTATATTCTAAAATGCTAATAATGAGGTCATCGGGTATATTTTTTTTGTTAAATAATTTGTAAAGCTTATTTTCAGTCATTACATTATAATCTCATATAATTTTAAATCGATTTTTTTACAATTTCTATATCGCAACCACGACCATCACAACAACGATTATTATAAAACCATACATTTGATTTTAATCGTTGCATTTTTATAATAAAATTATCTAATTCTTCTTTTGTATCTGCATGTGTATTTAATGCATAATTCATTGACTTTCCATTTAGCTTTTTATCTATCATAAAATCTTTATTTTTAAAACTTTGATATCTATACATAATATTTTTTAATTGATACATATCTCCATATGTAAGCAAATTACATTTATTAGGCGATAAACAAAATTTATAATTTTTTGGGGCTTCACTTGATTCAAAAATTAAATCTTTTTTAAATTCCTCAAGATTTACAAAATCATAAAACGTATATTTGAAATGTGAATTATAAAAATTATACATATAATTGTTTGAAACTATCACAGATAATTCTCTTTTATTTCTACAACAAACTTCATTGTTTAAATAACTTAATATATATTCTAACACTGCCTCGGGTAATTTCTGCATTACTTTATAAAATTAAAATATCTTAATTTCAATTTTATAACATAATAAAATTCTTAATTTTTTCTGATATACCGTTTTCAAATATATTATAATTGTTTAATATTGGTACTACATATTTTCTTTTATATATATTTTTGAAAAGTATTTTAAATTTATCGGTTTCATTTATAATGTCTTTCATTCTATAAGCAGGACTCCATTTATTACCACATATTACAGTATCATTGCATACGCAGCGGTCTTTAATGTTATAAAATCGTTCGAACGACTTCCAGTAGGTATGGATTAATTTTAAATATTCTTTTCCGTTTATATATAGTATTGGAGGGGTAAATGGATAATTTTTTAATAGTTTAAATTCATAAACATCTCCGTAATAAATAATTTTTAAATAATATTCATTTCTTTTTTTTTCTAAAACATAATTTGATGTTTCTACATCAAATCTTGAAATCTCACCATATACTCTTTTTATTAAAGTTTTATTCATTCAATTATATAATTATCTTTATTTATATCTATGTTGTTTTTATAAAATGTCGGTTCATATATCGTTGAATGTTAAAATAGGTAATAACGACTTCATTTTGGTTTTCAACCCCCAATAGTTTAGATAATTTATTGTCAGGTACAATAATTTTTTTATTATCTTTATATTGCAAAGCGTTATCTTTTATATATTGAATAACAAATTTAGTAACCTCTGTTCTGGCAATTTTTGTATTGGGTTCTTTTTCCATAAATTTACACAATTCATCAGATATCAAAGAAGGGACCGCAAATCCAGAAGGTTTTCTTTTTACGCTATTTTTTTTCTTAATCTTGCTTTTTACAGATTTTAATTCTTTCTTAACTCCCTTTTCTAAAAATTTAATTTGAGTTTGAAAAGCACTGATAGAACTTTTAAATGTATTTAATGAATCTTTAATATTATTAAATTGTTCTACGACGGCGTCTGAATAAATTTCTTCTTCATCTTTCATGGAGGAATTAGCGGGTTCTTCTGTCATATATAGTAATATATGTAGTACTCTTTATATAGATTACGTAGTAGAAATATTTTATTTTATAATATTATATGAAATATAATTTTTATTTATATATTATGTTATTATCCGTAGTAAGTTCTGGAATAGGGTTTTTATATAAAAATATATTAAAGGATTGCACTATATTTCAAGAAGTATTTATTACAAATTTTATATTATTATTTTTATCTGGTATATACTGTTATTACAATGAAAAGAATAATAACATTTTATTTAATAAATTAGTTAATAACGAAAGAAATATATTATTAAAAGTAATACTTTATGCATTAATCGTCGCTAGTATGATATATATATCAGGGGTTTTAGTAATAAATGAAAATTTATCAAAAATAGAACCATTTAAACAAGGTTCAAAATTGTTATTGATTACTTTATTTTCATATTTATTTTTTAATGAAAAAATAACTTGGCGATTAATGACTGGTTCTGTATTTATTGTTTTTGGAATATTACTTATGAAATAATTTTTAAAAAAAAAATATAAACTAATTGTATAATGGAATCTCCTTTGATGCATTTATCTCATGCGGCGGTGCTTACCGCTATTTTATATTTAGTAATGTCGCGTTTACTAAAACAAAGTGAAAATGTAGCAGTAACTCGTTCGGTTGTAATAGGACTTTTAGCTGGTTTGTATATGGTAGTATTTGGTCATGGTATGCCCACTAGTATAAATCCTGCTTTACGTCTTTGAATATTTAATTAAATATCGTATGTTGTAAAATATAATTATAAATTTTTATATAAATATGATAAGTGAACCATTATTGGTACCTATTATAACGGGTGGGTGTGTTATTTTATCTGCATGTATGGAACGAGTTATGACTATTATATGTCCTGAGATAAGAAGAAGTATAGCAAATATATGTTTTAAATATGAAAACGAAGAACCTCCTCCTCCTCCCCCTCCTCCTCCTTCCCCTCCTCCTCCTTCTCCTCCTCCTCCTTCTCCTCCTTATATAATCAATTCCCCAGCAACATGTGTATTAAAGATATTATGGGAAGACCCAAATATTGGAAAAAACAAGTTTAAATATGTATCCACTATAAACAATGGTGATTACTATAATATTGAAATACCTCCTACTCTAAATAATATAAGTGTAAACGTCTATCAAGAATATTTAGAAAAATCGGAAACAAATGAATATCATCTATCCGTAAAGTTGAGTAATGTAAATACAGATAATGTAAAAATATTTATAAAACGTTTTAGAGAAAAAAATATTTTTAATAAAGAATGGGTTCCCACGTCTTTTAAACCATTTGAATACATTAAAGGTAAAAATGGAAATAATTTATTTACAACTAAATCATTTATAGGTATTAATGATGTATTATTTGAACAATTAGGTGTAATGGTTGAATCAAATACAAAAACATATTCAAAATGTATTATTGAACGAGTTTATTTAGAAAATAAACCAATGTGTATAAATGATTAAATATATTTAATAGTATTTAATTAAATATATTTATTCTATATTTGTGTAATATAAATGTAGTGCTTTTAGATTAAGAGATGTTAATAAATCACCTATAGTAGTTGTAAGTAATAGAAATATAGCACTATTAAATATTAATGTTTTATCATAATCCGTACAAGTAATTTTACTTTTTAAAGGATTAAATTTATATAGTAAAAAAAGTGAAATATATATTTTTACTAAAGCGGAAAAATATTGTAGATATACAGGAGCAACAACTGATATTCCAATTAGTGATAACGCATAAAGTACATAGTATATAATGTTGGTAAATCTATATACACTTATTTTTTTAATCATTGAATTAGTTAGCATATAAATTATAGATACATTTTTATTTTGTAGATAGGTAAGCATGGCGATGTACGCAAAAAAAAAAAATTGAAGTAGTATTAGGGTGGTGTTAGGAGGTAAAAAGAATGTTGTCAGGTTCAGGTTCAGGGTCATGTTCAAGGATAGTGGAAATGAATAGTAGTTTGAATAAGGGTTGTGTGTTATTGGTGTTGGAGTTGGCGAAGAGGTATGAGTTTGATTGTGAAGATGCGTTGAGGTATTTGGGAGTGGAGGGGGGTGTGAAAGGGTGTAGTTCGGGGGATAAGAAGAAGAAGAGAAAGAAGAGTATACCTCTGCCGTGGACAGGGGCGGTATGCGTGGAAAATTGTAGGGCATTGGAGTATAATAATGGTTTATTCACTCAATGTGGTTCGGGAAAAGAATTGGGAGATTATTGTGGAGATTGTATAAAAAAAAAGAAGAAAACAACAATGAATTTGAATATGGAACGGTAGAAGACCGAGAGAAAAAAGAATTTCGAGGGATGGGAGGGAAGGGAGTGATACCTTACGGAAATGTATTGAAAAAGAAAAAAATAAGTCGGGAAGAAGCAGAAGCGGCGGCTCGAGAAAAGGGGGTGGAAATCCCGGAACATTTGTTTGTGGAAGAGGTACGAAAACGAGGACGTCCGAAAAAAATATCAACAGCAGTTGAAGATACACCAGAGAAAAAAAAGAGGGGACGACCGGGAAAAAGAAGCGCGACGGTTGTTTGTGAAGAAAATTCGGTAGATTTAATAAAAAATTTAGCAAATATGAGTTCAGAAACATCGGCGGAGAAACCCGCCGCGAAATCTCCCGAGAAATCTCCCG